GCAATGTTGCACGCACAGAAAATGGCTAATGGTGAAATCGAGTATCAAGCAGCCGTTAGGCAATCAAACGACAAAGGATGGAAGGACGAATTCGTTCTTATCCTCGTGTCGGCGCCCGTGTTATTGTTAATATGGAGTGTGTTTAGTGATGATCCAAACATACAGCAGAAGCTAGATATATTCTTTGATAAGTTCAGCAATATGCCTTTTTGGTATCAGAGCCTCTTTATCGGAGTCGTAGCTAGTATATACGGCCTCAAGGGCGCAGATATTTTTAAGAAAAAGTAATTTGACTTAATCATACATCGGGGGAAAAATGGGGGAGAAAGATAAACCCAAGAACCCGCTTGACGTGTTCTGGGATCAATTAGGAGACAAGGAGAAAAAACATGTCAGAAGCTACAGATCCAGTAAACGTGATCTACAAGATAAAAAGGGAGATGCAGACAATGCTAGACACCCTAGTTCAAACTCTCGCAAACGGAGGGATTGACAGCATGGAAGATTACAAATATATAATAGGTAAGATCCATGCGATCGATGCAATAAATCAGGAACTCTCTAACCTGCTAGAACCAAAGGAGCCAAATAAAGATGACCCAAACAACGTCACACGCATTAGAAGCTAAATACGAAAAACAAGAACAAGAAGCCACACAAGCACCAAGCAAAACTAATTTAGAAAAATTACCTAACCCGACTGGTTGGCGTATACTTGTTATGCCTTTTCAAGTTAAAGAAGAAACAAAAGGCGGAATTATTATCGCACAAGAAACATTAAATAGAGCACGAGCCGCTGTACAAGTTGGCTATGTGTTAAAGATGGGTCCACTTTGTTATAAAGACAAAGAGAGATATCCAACAGGCCCATGGTGCGCGGAAAAAGATTGGGTGATATTTGCAAGATATGCAGGATCACGTATGGAGATTGAAGGTGGAGAGATAAGAATGTTAAACGATGATGAGATTCTTGGGACAATAGATGATCCTAAAGATTTGATTCACGCAATGTAGTTCATAGGAGGACTTAACTATGCAAGAAGACGATTTAAAAATCGATGTCGGTGATACCGACGAACAAGCTACAGAGATTGATTTAGATGCGCCAGCACCAGAACAATCTTTGGAGGAAGAAATTCATGTTGAACAAGTAGAGGCTGAACCAGCTCAACAACCTGAACAACCTGAAGAAGACCCAAAAAAAGAACTCAAAGATTATAGTGAGGGTGTTCAAAAAAGAATAGCCAAACTAACTCGTAAGATGAGAGAGGCTGAAAGACAAAAGGAAGAAGCTATTCAATATGCTCAATCCTTACAGAACCAGGCTTCAAAACTTAAACAAGGGTATGATAAACTCGGCACTAATTATACAGCCGAACTAGAAGCAAAAGTAACTCAAGGCATGGAAGCTGCAAAAGCAAAATTAAAGCAAGCTATTGCAAGTGAGGATGTTGATGGTCAGATAGAGGCTCAAAGAGCTATTTCTAAGATGTCAATGGAAGAAGCTAGACTAGCTCAGATAAAACAATATCAAGAGCAAAGAGCAGCACAACCACAGGTTCAAGCACCTGCACCTCAGCAAAACTATGCTCAAATGGCTTCAGACATGCCTACGCAGCAAGATATATATCAAGCTGCACAAGAAATTGACCCAAAAGCTCAAGACTGGGCCTCAAAAAACAAGTGGTTTGGTACCGATAATGCTATGACATACACAGCATTTGACATACATAGACAGCTTGTAGAGGAAGAAGGATTTGATCCTCAGTCTCAAGAGTATTATTCGGAAGTAGATAAACGAATAAGGGTTGCGTTTCCTCATAAATTTGATACAAATGAGGGTACTACAGTTGAAGCTCCGGCACAAACTGTAGCGAGTGCAAAACGTCCGGCCGCAAAAGGACGCAGAAAAACTGTGAAACTCACACCATCACAGGTAGCTATTTCTAAACGATTAGGTGTGCCGCTAGAAGAATATGCGAAACAATTAGCCGCGAAGGAGGTATAAGCATATGGAAAAGAAAACGAACAATAAAACTTCCCGCGCGAGTCAGACTCGGGCTAAAACTGAAAAGCCTAAAGTATGGACTCCACCATCAGCACTAGATGCACCGCCTGCACCAGATGGGTATAGGCACAGATGGATTAGAGCCGAAAGTATGGGGAACGATGATTCCAAAAATATTTCCGGTAAAACTCGATCTGGTTGGGAATTTGTCAGAGCTGACGAATACCCTAGTGAAGACTACCCGTCAGTAGAAACAGGTAAGTATGCAGGTGTTATAGGAGTTGGTGGCCTTGTGCTGGCAAGGATACCCGAAGAGCTCGCGCAACAGAGAGAAGCGTATTATCAACAGATGACCGCTGATCGTACTGAAGCACTAGATAACGATGTCTTGAAGGAACAGCACCCAAGTATGCCGATCAATCAAGATCGACAGACTCGTGTAACTTTTGGTGGTACAAAGAAATAGCATTTTGATATTTCGACCACTGATATAAACAACAAACCTTTAAGGAGGAAAAACATATGGCAAATTTAGACGCCGCATTTGGTTTGAATCCAGTTGGAAGTATCAGCGGAGGAGCCTCCCAAAAAACTAATGAGTACAAAATTGCATCTAACGAAGCTAATGCAATTTTTCAGGGCGACATGGTACAGCCAGACTCTGGCAATATCCAGCAAGCCGCAGCAGGTACGACAAACATTGGTGTTTTTTGGGGTTGTAAATTCGACGACGCAACAACTAACAAACCAACTTTTAAAAACCAGTCTGCAGCAAGCGGAAACGGAGCTGTAGCTGACGCATTTGTATATGATGATCCACACCAAGTATTCGAAATACAAGGTGACGGTGCATCTGCACAAACTGACGTTATGCAAACAGCAGACGTAGTCGTGGGCACAGGCTCAACAACAACAGGTGTAAGTGCAATGGAATTAGATTCTAGTGACATCGGTACTGGTGCCAATCTAATGATTATCGGTTTTTCTGGAAAAACTGGTAGATCAGAAATTGGTTCAGCTAACGCAGTCTACAAAGTTCTAATTAATGAGCACTTGTACGCATAATAGCAGGAGGACATAAATAATGGCTATATCAAGACAACAACTAGCTAAAGAGCTAGAGCCAGGTCTGAATGCATTATTCGGACTTGAGTATAAAAACTACGAGAACCAACACGCAGAAATCTATGATACAGAAAATTCTGATCGAGCATTCGAGGAAGAAGTAATGTTATCAGGATTCGATAAAGCGAATGTAAAAGCCGAAGGTTCAGCAGTTGCTTATGACAACGCGCAAGAGACTTTCACAGCAAGATATCAACACGAGACAATTGCTCTCGCGTTTGCAATCACTGAAGAAGCGATTGAAGATAACTTGTATGACAAGATCTCTACTCGTTATACAAAAGCACTAGCTAGATCTATGGCTCAAACTAAGCAAGTCAAAGCTGCTACAATTCTAGACAACGCATTTACTGCGGGCGCATCTGCAGGTGGAGACGGTAAAGCTCTTTTAGCTACTGACCACCCAACAATCGCTGGAACTTTCTCTAACGAGTTAGCAACATCTGCTGACCTTAGTGAAACTTCACTAGAACAAGCTTGCATTGACATCGCTAAGATGACTGATGAGCGTGGCTTAAAAATTGCAGCAAGAGGACAGAAGTTAATCATTCACTCTTCACAACAATTTATAGCTGAGAGAATCATGAAATCTGCAAACAGAGTTGGAACAGCTGACAATGACATCAACGCATTGGCATCTAAAGGAATGATCCCACAAGGATATGTGGTAAACAACTTCCTATCTGATGATGACGCGTTCTTCATTAAGACTGATGTTCCTAACGGTCTGAAACACATGGTTCGTGCGCCAATCAAAACTGCCATGGAAGGCGATTTTGAAACTGGTAACGTTAGATATAAAGCTAGGGAAAGATACAGCTTCGGCTTCTCTGATCCTAGAGGTATCTTCGGATCTCCAGGCGCGTAATCGTAAGGTTACAAACCTATTAAGAGGGCGGCTTCGGCCGCCCTTTTTATTTGCAAAATACATATTAAAAGCGTATATTCACAATACTGCGATTAAATTAGTTAATATAGACGCGCGCAGTCGACGGCCTAGAGACTATATTAACGGAAACTAGGAGGATTATATCATGGCTAAAACTACTTTTTCAGGTCCAGTACTAGAAGGTAAAGAGGGTGTAAATATTGAAACTAAAAGTTCAAACTACACTGTCGTT